TCGCCCACTGTCATCAGTAGTTTGACTATCTGCAACAATTACTGCACTGTCTTTATACTCTAAACCAATAATTGTTGTCATAGTCCCCTACTTTTTTATAGTCTCGCTGTTGTAGACGCTCTTCCGCCAGTTCTTCCTGAAGCACTTAGGCTTGCAAGAATTGTTTGAATATCTGGGGCTGGTTCTTCTGGTGCTGCTACTGCTGTTTCGGGCGCAAGAGCGCCTCCTGCTGGAACTCCAGAGGGAGCAGGGGACGGTTGCTCAACCTGAGTTGGTGCCCCAGCAGGAGGAACTTGTTGCTGTGGAGTGAATGTGGCTTCAATCGCGTCTTCTAGTGCTTGACCCTTTTGACGAGCCTTGATAACCGCAGCAATTTTATTTACCATATCTGATGGGTCTTGTCCCTGAGTTGCCATCGCAGGAATTGCTTGAGCCATAGCGGTAATGCCTCCAAGGAGTGCAGTACGCATATTCTCAATTTCAATCTTTTCAAGTTCTTGTGTGACGTTAACTGTAAATGGAAGTTCACGCATAGCCATATCCTTAGAGATAAGACCGCCACCTAGAGCCTGAAGCATAAAGATAAGTCCCTGTGCAGGATTTAAACCAGCAAGCATTCCGTAACGAACATCGGCTGAGTAATCACTCTTGATGTCCTTAGAAGGCTTGTATGTAATTTCATAAGGTGAGCCAGAGTCAACGCCGCGAATTGTCTTCTCGTCTGGGAAAATCATCTCATCTACTTCAAAGCAGATTGTGATTACATCACGAAGAGTTGCAGCGAAGATTGCTTGTGCTGATTTAACCTGTGTATCAAAGGCTCCCATAAGAGCCTGAACGCCTTGTCCAGTGACGATAGAAGCATCAATGTTTCCTGTACGTCCTTCAGGATAACGTGTGCCTACACGAAGTTCTTGATTAAGTTGTGCTTGTTCAGTGAATGCACCTTGTGGAAGTGATAGTTCTACACGGCGCACACCTGCTGGATTAGATGTACGGATAACCGCATCTCCACCCAACTGTAGTTCTTGTACATCTTGTGGAAGTACAATTGGAGCCTGTACAGATTTTTCTGCAGCCTCCATAGCAAGCAGAGCAAAACGATTGCGAAGCAATTGAATGCCAAGTACATCATCAAATTGTCCACGTAGTTCACCATCAATAGATGGCTTACGTGCAACAACTACCATCATCTTGCCAAGCGGATTATTAGCACGTGAAAGAACTAAGTCGCCCTTTGATGGGATGTAGATAACTGACTGGTCTTTGTCATAGTAACGAATCATTTCAACCTGGTGATTGAGGTCTTGCTTGTAGCCGTAGCCACCTAGCAACTCTCTTTCATACTCAGGGAATTGTGAAACAAGTTCGCCTAGTGTCAGTGTGTATCGTTTTGCAAAAGCAACACAGCGTCCATAGCGGTCAAATTCTGGGTAAGCCCCAATAGGATTTTCTATGCGGATGCGTGGCAGTTTGCTTTCTTCGTCTAATTCAATAATGAAAGGGACGAAACCATATGTTAAGTACCAGTCGGCTCCTGAGTACATTTGGACCGCGAGGTCAGAATGCTGAAAATAATTAGCAGCAATGCGAGTTCTCTTGTCCGCGAAACTACGAGCACGGTCATTAACCGCGTTCGCTGCCGAGCAGTTGACGGCTGGTAGTGGTGCCATAACTTCGGATAAGTCACGGGCAACAATGTCAATAAAATTCGCAACGACATTTGCATCTACTCCGTCTGGAAAGAAATCAGGATAGACTTCAGCAATCTTTCCTTTACGGACAGCAAGAACGTCAAGGTTACGAGCATCTCGGTCATTGTTACGATAGCGCAGCGATTGAACGCGTGCTGCAATCTGTTCCATTGTTAAAGCCATATTAGCCCATTCCCTTTTTGATACGTTCAATTGAATTCTTTTTTGCTACAGTTTTTACTGCTTGTGATTCAGCAGGGGTGGCTTTTTTCCAGCCTTGTGATTTGCGAAGTTCATCAATTACATTTTGTGAACGTGTAGTAATTTGCTTATTAACTGGGTTTACGTTCTTTGCACCGCCACCAGTAATGCCTCCGACACCGCGAGAGCCACCTGCAAGACCTTCACCGCGATTTGCCATTGCCATTTTGTAATCCTTATCCGTATTGGTCAGACCATTGCGAGGCAAATGCCTCATCTAAATTCAGTGACCCTCTGTTTGATTTTTGTGCACGAGTCGCCCAGCGGTTCTGTGCGTACTGCCCCACTCGGCTAGATGTTTGCATTAACTCACGGATGCGGATTACCGCAAACCATAAAGCCATTACGCAGTCGGTTGGGTTTCGTGTATCAGGCTTCCAGGTAATAAGTTGCTGTACTAGCGCCTTAAGACCTTCAGAGCCTTCATTGCTTGGTAATTCAATTAAGTTGTTATCTTGGAAGCGACCATCGCGGACGTTACCAAAGAGGGATGCCATAGAAGCAACACCAAAAGATGTGTCCCACTTGTTCTTACCAGTGAAGTGAGAATTCAACTGGCAGCCATATGAGGCTAAAAAGTTTCTTAAATTATCATCTAGGGCGTAAGCCTTCTGATGAGCGTTGATTTCAATTCTTAATTCTTGTGGACGATACTTCTCAACCCACTCTTCAATTAAAGTTTGAATCTTGGCTGGAGTTGGCTCGGTCATATTGACACAATCCAAAATATAAATCTTGCCGTCACTACGATTGTAAGTAGCAACTACCGCAGCGGTGGCTCCTGCCATAGCAGGGTCAAGACCGATGACGGTATAACCAGATTCTATATGCCTTGGATGACCTGGAACTCCTTCTTTGAGAGGTCCACGTTTACGCATTCCGTTGACAGAACCTGCGACACAAGTTGGGGAGAAGATTGAATCTTCCTGCACGTCTTCTTGTTGATAGACCATAGCCCAGACAGATGGCGCAACTTCAGAGCGTCTCTTAAATAAAGAGGGTCCATCCCATTTCGGATAAAGTCCATTTTCGTCCGCCTCGTCAACTTCATTTTCTTGTAAATTAGATTTAGCCCATAAGGTCTTCCACTGCTCAGGCTTCTCATCAAATTCAAGAACGGCTGGCATAGCGCAGTAGGTGAAAGGAGTCTTACCACCTGACCATTGTCCTGGGTCACGAATCATTTTATAAAGGTCAATGGGCGCGACACGGGTTCCTACGATTAGCAGTTTTCCGTGCCGCCCCAGACGTGTGATAACTTCCTTCTGAAGCCATTCAATTTGCTTCTCCCACTCGTGGGCATTTGAGTTCATCACAACATCGTCTAGGATAATCAGGTCAGCACGTGCTCCGTATATCTGGGACCCAAACCCCAGTGCTTGTACCGTAGGGTCTTTTTCTCCTGAGTCACGACCTGTGCCTAGGTAAATCATATCTGCTGACCATTGAGTTGCATCAGCCTTGTACCCGCCATTAGGACCAAACGCAGTTTGGAGTTTTATATAGGCGGGGTGGCTTAGGCGGGTTTTAATCGCACCTAAGAATTTTCTAGCCATACCCTGAGTCTTAGAGACGATGATGACTCTAGCATTCGGGTTGGTCACTATGTTGTACAAAACGTAGTTGGTCGTGATAGTCGTAGACTTGGCGTGTTCAGGGGGTACGTTGATAAGTACACGCTTTGGGTCGCCAGGCTCATAGGTAATCCCAGGTGGCAACCAAGATGGCTCACGACCTTCAATCAGGTCTAGCCAGTCAAGTTGGTGTTCAAATAACCTAGCGTCTAGGAACTGCTCACAGAAGTCGGGGAAGGAGATGTTCTTTAAGTCGCCCAAGTCGGCGATGACACCCTTACCAGCGAGTCGGGCTTTGTCTGCCCGTTCCTTGAAGGCTGGGTCATTCATTGACCATTGGCGGAAGGTGACATCATTTCTACCAACGGATGCCATAGCAGCCGTAATTGTAGAACCTTGACCTAATTGGATGAGAACTTTCTCCTGGGCTTCGCCCTTTGGGATGTTCTGAATTCCAGGCTTACGTCCCATTAAATCTGCCCCTTAAATCGGTCATATAACGCTACCGTTAAAACGGCATAACTCTGGCTGTCTACCTACGTAGTAGGTTATATATTTATATATTATATATAACGAACGAGCGTAGTCCCAAACGAAGCGAGTTCGTTTAGAACTACTAAGAATATAAATTCTTATATATAAGATAACCCGTTGGAAACGGGAAAACCGAACACTTATATTTAAAATATTTTAAAATAGTTGCCCTCTGGGGCAAAAGTGCTGGTCAGAAGGTAGTTATATATAGGGGGCTATTATATAACAGAAAATTTTAGGGTGAGTATATATATAATAATGTCGCTGAGTTTAATAAGCCTACCCTCAAAT